GCCCACGATGGGTATGTTCACCACCGAGCCGTATGCCATGATGGCGTTCATGGCCGTCTGTGCCACGGCCTGAGCTATTTGCACCTTCATCTGCTTTCGGTTGTACTTGCTTTTGATTTTGGCGAGTTCGGCCTGCTTTTGTTCTTCAAGTTTTTTGGTGCGTTTGGTGTTTTTGCCAGCGGCTTTTATTTGTGCGTCGTAGCGTTTGGTCACTTCGGCCTGTTCGAGCTGGCTTTGTGCCTGGAAGAGTTGTGTGGCTTGGCTCATGGTGGCCATTATCAATCTCATGGCCGCCATGCCCACTGCGGCATAGTCTTGCCATTGCGCTTTGCCGTCTTTAAGTTTTTGAGAGAGGTTGGAGAGGTCCTGCGCCAGATTGATGACGCCTTGGCTCATGGCGTCGGTGGGCTGTCCGAGGTCTTTGGGCTTATCCTTCTTGTCGTCATCGCCGTCCTTGCCGTCCTTCTTCTTCTTTTTATATTTATCTTCGATGGCCTTTTTGGCCTTTTGATATTCCTCTTCTGACAGCAACCCCTTGTGGTGCCTGTACACCTCTTCAAGGAAAGCCAGTTCGTCGGCCTTCCGTTCCTCTGCGCTCTTCAGTTCATACTCCTTGCGCATTTGGTTCACCTTTTGCAGGAAACGCAGGTCCTCGTCGTATGCGGCTTGTTTCTTTTTCTTGTCCAGGGCTTCCTCGGCCTCGTGTATTTGTTCGGCCGTGGCTTTGTTCTTAGGGTCGCGCAAGTAGTTAAGCCGTCGTGTGAGGGCTTGAATTTGTATGGCGTTGAGTTCTCTCTGATATTGTTCCTCGCTCATTTGCTCCTTCTCGTGCCGCAGGTTGAGGGCTTGGGTGCGTTCCTCCGTCTCCACGTCAATTTGGTGCAGACTCCAGTCGGTGCGTGAGGCATCAATTTGTTTGGCGGTGTTGGCTATTTGTTCGTTCAGCGAGTTAATCTCGGAGTCGCCCGCTTTGTAGAGGTCGCGCTTCTTTTCAAGGAACTTCTTGTCGCTTTGCAGTTTGAGCTGCTGGAACTCGTAATAGGTTTTTATATCCCTTGCCGCATACCGTGCCAAGAGTGTGGCTTGCTCCTGTCGTTGTTGTTCGTCGAGCGCGGCCGTTTGCTTGCGTATCTTCTTGCGTCGTTCGGCATCGGTGTCGTCGTTGCCACTGCCCGAGTACCCTGTGCCCTCGGTGGTGGGTGTGGTGGGAGTGGTGACGGTGCCGAGGTTGAGTATTTCGTCGATGCTGCCGCCCATCTTTTGCACGGTACGTATGATTGAGTTAAGCCGTGAGTCGGTTGTGGTGATATCGCCGTTCACTCTGGTCACCCAGCCTTGAGCCTCTGCGTATAGCCTCTTGAGTTCGTAGTATTCCTTGCCCTCGCTTTTGAACATCAAGCGGCCCAACAAGGCAGAAGCACCAGGAGTGCCATGGGCTGCTGCATATTCGGCATTGTTGTATTGCTGTACAAACTTTGCATGTTCCTTTTCAAAGTCTCGCAATCTCTGCGCGCGTATTGACACGGCGTTTTTCATGCGCCCCAGTTGCTCCTCATGGTTAAGCTTCGCCGCCATGAGTTCCTTCACCTTGTCCTGTGCGGCTTCGAGCAGCGCCTTCTTTTTGAGTTCGGCAATGTAGTCTGTTATTGCTCTTGTGTTTTCGCGTGTGATGCGTCCCGACGCGGAAATCTGCGCGTTATATCCTGGCACAATACGTTGCAGAGCCTTGATGGCGGCATGACGGTCAGAGAGTTTGCGGTTGTTGTCGTGAATGATGGCCGTGAGTGTGTAGATGCGGCTCTGCGTGGCGGCAGTGGCCTCGTTGGCCTTTTGTTCAAGTTGCAGTCCGTCATTCTTGATGGCGATGCGGTCCTTCTGCGCTTGTGTGAGTTGTTTTTCGCGCGTGCACCAAAGATACACGGCCGCCGCCACGGCTATCACAGCCGCCGCCACCGCTGCATAAGGGTTGGATATGAGTGTGCGGTTGAGCGCGATTTGTGCCGCGCGCGCCTTCACGATGTTCCCCGTCATGTTGTAGTACATGAGCGACAGGGCGAGCCCGAGCCCCTTGACAATTCCAATAATAGCCTGCCCGGCAGCTATTGTGGCGTTGAAAGCCTTCTGTGCGGCAGCCGCCAGTGCAGTTTGTATGGTTTGCGCCTTGATGGCCGTGGTGTAAGCCACGACTACAGCCGTCACCACAACAATTTGCTTGGCGTGTGAGGCAATGAAAGGCAGAACCTTGGTTAGGAAGAGCAAGAAACTGTTGCCCACGTTCACCACCTGCATGTATGCCGGGTAAAGCTGTTGGCCCAGTTGTACGGCCATGTCGTGCGCCTTTTTCTGTGCCTTTTCAAGTTGGGCTTGCGCAGTGTTGTTGGCGGTGTTAAACTCGTTGGTCACGCTTGTGCCTTGGGTAAAGGCTTGTGTGGCCTGCTGTTGAGTCTGTTTGAGTGTGTCGATGTTTGCAGCCAGTGTGGAGAGCGTTTGCGTCACGCCTGCGCCGCTCAGTTTCATGTCTGTCAGCATTGGTGCGAGCGCGTCCATTTTGCCAGCCTTGCGCAGGGCTTCCACAAATTGCAGCAAGGCCGCGTTGCCATCGGTTTTGAGCAGTTGTGTAAACTCTTTGACGTTGAGCCCCGCCACCTTGGCCATCGCTGCCGGTTTGGCATAGAGTGCGGTGATGACGTTTTGCAAGGCCGTGGCCCCCTTCTCCACGTTCACCATGTTTTGGTCGAGCACAGAGCCGAACGCCATCACCTGTGCCTGCGTCATGCCCGCCTGTTTGCCCACACCTGCCAGTCGTGCCGTAAAGTCCATGAGGTAGCCCTCGCTTGCCGACGAACTTTGAGCCAGTTCGTTAATGACAGATGCCGATGAAAGCATGGCCTGCTTCAGCCCCATTTTGTCGGCATCGCCAAATAGTTGCGCCAGTTTGCCGATGTTCTTTACAGCGTCCTCGCCAAGGTCCTCGCCGAGAGCCACGTTTATTTGGTCGGCCGCTTGCACAAAGTCGAGTATCTGCTGCTTGCTCTGTATGCCAAGGCGCCCCGCATCGCCCGCCAGGTCGTTGAGTTGCTCTCGGGCCGTGCGGGTGTCCATCTTCATAAAGTCGTCGTTGAGTTGTTGCACGGCTTCGTCGGTCAGCCCCGTGTACTTTTTCACACCGCTCATGTGCTCTGCCATGCCGGCATACTCGTTCACGTATTCGGCCATGGCCTGCTTGAGGGCGCTGAATTTGCTCGCGATGCTGTCGAACACTACGGCCACGCCTTGCCACGTGTTGCCTATGTTTGTCAAGAAATCGGCGCTGCTTGCCGCCGATTGTTCTTTCTTAATCTTTTGAAGTTCCTTGTCAGCCTCTTGCAGTGAGCGTGTGAGCACCTGCCATTGCTCCGAACCGCGCTCCACGTTGCCGCTGTTCAGTTCCCTGTTTATCTCCTTTATGGTGGCTTTAAGTTCCTTTGGCGTGGCCGAGTCGAGTGAGCGCAGCACCTTCTCCACGGTTTGTGCACGTGATGAGAGCCTTGTGGCTTGCGTCTCGAGGCTTTTAATCTCCTTGGCGTAGGCTTGCAGAGCCTTGCCGTCGCCGCGGTCAAAGGCATCTTGCCGCTTGATGCGTGCCTGCTCCAGCCGGCGGTTGATGTCATCGAGCTTGCGTTGTGCCTGCTCCGAGTTGATGGTGAGGGTTACGGTCTTGATGTCGTTGTTATTCATAAAAAAGCGTGTTACTTTTGGTGTGTGATAATCCAAAAGTAACACGGCTTGATGGGGTGTTAAAAGACACGCGGCACGGTTATGTGTGCTTTTTGATGTAGGCTTCCCTTTTTGAGTAGTTGTGCGGCCCGGGGTATTTGGCAATGGCTCGGCTTTTAATGCTCCTATATAGTTGCTTGCTCTCCTTCCTTTGCTTTTTTTCCCGTCGGTAGTCCTCCACAAAGTCGCGCCACTCATCGGGCGTCATTTCAATACCTTTAATGATACCTATCACGAAAGCGCAGAGAAAGAAACATATAATAAATGCAACTATTAACCAGAAAATGATGAGCATGATGTGTAGTGTGTATATATTCTTTTTGCAAAGATATGGCTTTAATCACTACCGCGCAACAAACTGGGGGCTTAAAGTGCCCATTTGTCACCCCCTCTCGCGCTCCGTCAGCGTGTCGAAGGCTCCGCTGAACTCGTCGCCCATGATGCGCGCCATGTGGTCTTTCAGCACCTCGATGCTGATGTACCACGACTTGTTGAACCACGGCCTGCGCTTTCGCGGTTCGCCAAGGTTGTGCAGCTTGCGGTAGGCCTTGCCAAGGAAGTGGAGGTCGCCCCCATTGCCCTGGCGGTAACCGTTGCCCACGCCGAGGTCCACATAAATGCCATACTCCAGATAGTTGAAAGCCATCACCGCCTCGCGCCCCGCTATTGATGCCGCACCCGCCTTGACCGAGCGGCGCAGCGCGCCCGTGTGGTGAATGCCCATGAGGTCGAGCCGGTCCTGCCATATCTGCACCATCTTGGCGCGCCATGCGCGCAGGTATTGCTCGCGGTCGTTGCTGTTGTTACTCATGGTCGGTGGTGGTGTTGGTGGTCCAGAGGTCGGGGTTATAAGTAAGGTCGGTGGGTTCGTCCATGCCCACCATCAGGTACAGGCCCGTGCAGCCGTTCAGGAATATGCCGCCCAGCTCGGAGCACTTTATGTTGTCGGTGTCGAGGTAGAGCATTTCGGTTTGCAGTTGCAGCGAGTCGTGCAGCATGCGTGCGGTGAATTGTCGGGCGAGTTCGCGGCAGCGGTCCATCTTGAGGTTGTAGTCCGTTTGGTTGCCATACTCGTAGCGGGCTATTATAAACACGGTGTACACCCTGCGCTTGAACCACCCGCCGCTTTGTGCGTAGAGGCTCTCCTGGCACACGTCTGAGGTGCACACAAAGTTGGCAGTGCTCTGGTATTGCTCGAGCAGGCCCTCAAGGTAGCCAAGGCCCGAACAGGTGGTGTGCTCAAACTGCCATGCGCGGGCCATGTTGTTCTGCCCGGTGAGCTGGCTCATGTAGGTGGTGAAGTCGAACATAGGGAGGGGATTTTTTAGTTGAAAGGTTGAAGAGTTGAAAAGTTAAGAGGAATGTCAAGGGGGAAGTTGATAAGTTGAGAAGTTGAAGAGTTAAGAGGTCGCTTTAAGTGGTCGAACTCGCGGAGGTTCCCCCATAAACTTTTCAACTTCTCA